CGTTTGATGATACAAAGATAAGGTTGTTTTGTGGTGTGGCAAGCATTATGTCTGTCGTTAACAACTTATTAACAAATGTGCCCGCAAAATAAAAACCCGGCCTACCATTTCGGCAAACCGGGCATTTTATACCATGAAAACTATTGTTTCTATAAACCGCAACAGGGCAACTTTTCGCAGGTTGCCGCGTGCCGAGATAGTGTACTTGTTGGAATGCCATATAAACGCTCCATTGTTGCCAGCGAATCGCTGTTTTTGACGTGGTTGCAAATCAGGGGCATACACAGGTTGACCCATGAAAGCAAAGCGTATTGCTGCCTTGTGCCTTCCGGGATGCTTTCATACGTCGCAAGGTGCAATCTGTTTTCATCAACTTTTATTACCTCTGTCACCTTTGCCACATCAACACAAATACGCTTGTACCGTTCAAACGTTATGTTTTCCGGTGCGTCGTTTGGCATTAACCGCCTGTTGTTTTCTTGATCTGTTTTCATTGTTCTTTTGGGTTTTCGTTTTGGAATAATTGTTTTGAGGCTGAAAAATGGGCTAACAAACCCGATAAATCGCAGCAATAATCATACCCGCTAACCTGATACTGGTCATGTATGGTTTTTAGGGTGTGTAGGTCGCTACGGTTTATCGCTTCGGCAATTTCAGCGTGTCTTTCACTTGGTATTTTTGAAAAATCAAAGTTCATTTTTTGAGGGTTTCGGGATAGTTGTAAATTGGTATTTTCACCATTTCAGAGGCTGGCACTTGACAGGTAACGCGGTCGGCCCACCTCGGTAAAAAATCTATCGGTGTGACGTTTTGGGCTAAAACAAAATCAAAGTCGCTTTCTTTTTTGTCACGCATTCCAGCCGCAGCCCTTGCTTCCCTTACGTGGTGCTTAGACCACAAATCCACATAGTCGCCCCTAACCCGTGACCCACAAGCGTAAACCTGAACGCCGGGGTAATGTGAGGCAATACATAAGTAGGCGGCTTGGTGCATCGGCGGCATTTCGTGGAATGCCTTAACCCCGCGCCCGTTGCGTAGTTCTTCGATGGCTGTTAAATCGCGGTTGTACGCTGGTTCAATCCAAATGCTTTGTATTTCTGCTGTCATGGTTAATATTCCTGCGTTGTGATGCAATTATTAGGCACTGATACCGGGCTACCACCGTAACCAAACGGGCCAAATGTGCCGCCAAATACCTTTTGCTGCATAAGGCTTTCAGTATAGCGGTATACAACCTCGCTTGCGTTTGACACTTCAATGGTGAACGACTGACACGCCGGGCGCTTAATCGTGAAAAATCGCAGGTCGTTTTTAGGCGCGTACGTTTGGCGGCTGTAATTGTAGGTGAAATACGGCACGGCTGCTTTCCTTAGCGCATCAACCAAGTTTGTAACGAATGCCTTTTTATCCACTTCAATCGCTTTGTAAAGCCCCAAAAATATAGGCGTAGTGATGTATTCTTTCCCGTCAACTTTGAAAGACGACACCCGCAAAGCGTCTAACTGCGTTTGCGTGATGTATGTGCCTAAATCTTGGTAATAATCACACTGGGTAAATACACAGTTGCAAGGCAGGTCACAACACCCGCTTTGTTGTAATTCGGCGTAAAATGTTAGTGGTGTTGCCGTGCCTGATGCCGGGGTAAAATCGTCTATATTGGTCGGAAATAGCGTTACCGGAAAACCGTCGTGCCTTACAATGCGTTGTTTTGAAAAATCGTAGCCTGAAAACTGCTCAATAGTAAGTCGCTGGAGCAAATCACACACATAGCCGTGACGTTGTCTTTGGCTTGTTGCCAGTCTGAAACGCACAAACAAATCAGACGGCTTCACGCCATATACAAGCGTCGCGTCTGGCAGTGGTGGTGCATTTGACCCGACACCAAAAATAAAGTTAGGTGCTTGTGTGGCTACTGAAAGTACATCTGTTGCCGTCCCCTCTAAGTAATTCCATGCCGCAAAGAACGCACCGCCGCTTTCAATGAATTGTTTGGTTTGCCCGTGAAAAATAACCGCTCGTGGGCCGATTGAAAACGACCTGTTGCCGTCCGTGTTGTCCAGTAAGGCCGGGTAATACGGTGACACCGACCCGGCTTGTTTTTTCAGAACGGTACTTTGCCTGTCTATTGTTGGCTCAAAGAACGGGTTTGTAATTTCGGTCGTTCCGGCTTCAAGTTCGAGGCCGTTTAATATGGTGCGCGAGTGTGGGCGATAGTCGTCAGATACCGCCCTGACACCCGCGTCCGTTGAATCTTTGAAGGCATAGCGTGTGTATTGTTTTGCCTTTGCCCTGATTGGTTCAAAGTTCACGCTGCCCGGTACGACGCTTAGCGTTATATCTTCCGGCTCATTTGCGCTGTCATAATAGCCCGGTATCGTTACGCCGTTTATTGTTGTTGTGGTTTCCGGCATTATTTCAATTTCGCGCGTTATTTCGTTGACGCGAAATTTGCCGTTAATCATGTGGACAAACCCTTTGAACAGTTGCAACAGCGTGTAGTCGGCGTTAAACATTTCGTTTGGCCTGACAACATCACCCCTGATTAGGGATTTTTGAGCTGGTTGGATGGTGACACGAAACCCCTTTTTGATGATAAAGCCACCACCGACAACGAGGCAGCCCATTTGCCCTACCTCTAAACTGCCTTCGATTTTGAATTGAACGAATCGCGTTTCGCCCGGCGCAAGTGGTTCGCCATATTCTACCGGGTCAACGATTGAGGTTAACACCGCGTCAATACCTCCCGTAGATGGCAACAACTCCAATACGCCGTAATAAATCGGCGCTGCTATGCCTGTCGTGTTTTGTATTGAGCCTGAAAACGCCCATTCATGCGCCGCCTTGTATGGCAGTGGGTTTGTGTAGGCTGGCATCCTTAGCCCTAATACAGTCGGCATAACATTGCCGCCGGGGTCGTAAACGACGGTATTGGCTGCGAAGTAAGGTATAAATGATGTTGGTGTGGTCTGGTCGTAGTCAACCGAAGATTCAAGAACTAATTTACAGTCGCCGCCATCGCTGTTCACATAGTAGTTTTCTGCCAATAAATAGGCGTACTGGCTGCGAATTTCGGGCTGTTCAAGTATAAGCCCTTTGATAGTCCAGCCGATTTTGCAAAAACCCTCGTAAAGCAGGTGCGGTATTGATACCCAAGGGCGCAAATCCTCAACCCATACCGATTTAACGGGCGGGTCGGTAAATTGTGGCGGTGTTGCAAGATCAACCCAACCGCCATAATCGCAAGGAATCCAGCGAACGGGGTCTAAAGGATTAGACCAGATCGGGTTTTCACTGTCGGCTATATAGTTTGCCTCATCTAAGGTTTTTTCAGGAAGTACGATTTCGGTTAACTTCAATTCGTTGGCCAATACAGCCCAGTGCTTTTCAGACCTGCGAAATTCAAAATCCATTGAACCACCGCGCCGCCCCCTGAAATACATACGGTCAAACGGCTTTTGATGCGCACCCTCCCACACACGGCATTCAAGATAGGCAGTGTTATTATCAATTACCGACATTGAGGCAAAGCGCGCAAAAATTACCTGATTTTGCGGGGTTAAGTCAAGCGAAAACGCGACGGCTGTATCTAACTCAATCTCGTTTAGGTCGTTAAGTCCTGAAAGCGATTTAAAGTACCGAATACCAAAACCGTTAGGCAGGTCAACGGTTGCCCATTCACTGCCTAACGTTTGCGCTGTAACGCCTGTCACTTTTACCTCGATTCGTGTTTTCATTTGTTTTTTTGGGGTTTGTAATTATGCCCAAAGTTTTTGCGCGATTTTCAAATTTTTCTCTGCTTCATTCACTGCCTTTTTTGCGTAAGTCAATGAATAGGAATGCTCTCGCTTAATTTTTCCGCTTTTCAATCCTTCGTGTATTTCCTTCTCTTTTTCGAGTTTAAACTCATAAAACTCTAAACTTTCAGGCATCGAAAGGTTTATTTCATTCGCCCTTGCTTCCCAATATTCCGACCTTTCTTCATACGATTGCGCCACTCGCTCATTTTTTACCCAGTTGTTCATTCTGTTGTGATTTCGCTCTATCAAAGCCCTGTGCCTTTTTTCGCTGTGATGACCTACTTTTATCGGTTCTCCAAGCCGCAAAAATTCATGGCCTTCATTTGCGGCTTCACGGTATGCGTCCGCTTTTTTTTGCGCGTTTCTGGCTGCCTTTTCAAGTTTTTCAGCACGTCGTTTTGCCCATTCTTGCCTATTGAAACCATCTGCCCTTACAACTGAATAATAGTAAAACCCATCACGTTCTAAAAGCAGGTTAAATACTATTGCGTCATGCTCCGCGCCGTATTTAGTTGTCATTGTTATTACGTCGCCTTTTTCGTGCTTTTGTTCGCATTTTGCGCAAAAAACATTTGGGCAATATTTTGAGTATGTGTTCATATTTGATATTAAAAGTTTAAATGTGAAAATGGTTTTTTTGGGGTTTGTAATTATTCCCAACCTTTCCCGTTCCAATGGCTCAAAACGTTTCCTTTTGTTTTTTCTAAAACAATATCCTTTAGTTTATCATCAAAACAAATAGCCTCTTTTGTGCCTGAAATACAAACTCCAATATTTTCAATCTTCTTTTCCGTTTCTAAAACAAAGGCACAAAACCTTAGATCAAATTTTAATTTTTTTCTTTTTGAAAACATTATGACCATTGACGTACTCGTTTTTTCAACAATCTCTCCATTCCACTGACACATAAAACCAACCGAGTTTACATAAAATATTGAACGCATTTTTTATGAGTTTTAAATGTTAAAAATAGGTTTTTTGGGGTTTTGTAATTCATGCAAACTCTTTTTCAAGCAGGATAACATACGAGCGTACTGCTTCTGCAAATGTTTCACTCTTCATGTATTGCAATATTTCATCTTTATTTGTGTACCCTTTCTCTATTGCATCCATGATAACCATCTGTGATGCAATTTGCGCCTTTGTTTCGTTGCTTAATTTTGAACCAGTTGCCATGATGTTGAAGTTTGAATTTGTTAACCGTTATTTGATGATACAAAGATACATTGCCTTTCTATTTTGACAAGCATTTTGTGCGTCATTAACAACTTATTAACAAATACAAAAATCAAGCGTATGTATTGATCGGCTCTGTACCTGCTTGTACTGGCACATCGTATTTGCCTGATATTGTTAGTATAAGTTGGCCATTTGCCGAAAAAATGCGAATACCGCCCGTTTCGATGTAAAGTTTTTTTGCAATAAACCCGCCGTCAGTTGAAGGCACTTTTATCCAGCGCTGCGGGCTTGCTTTCAGGTGTGCAAAATATGTTCGCATTTCGCCCGTGTCTGGTTGTACGGCTGCCAGTGTAAGCGTTTCAGTATTGGTGATGCTTGTGGGTGTCATACCCTTATACATGGCCTTTTCTACCCCCGTTACACCACATTCTACGTCCTGCATTATTTCCGTAGCATCCTGACCGATGTCTATGCCCTCGTAACTGACTAATACCGTACCATGCCCTCCGGCTGGTGTAAGGAAATAAACGTCGGTTGTATTTTCGCATGAATTGGCAATGATGTAGCGCAATGATTCAGCACAAGGGCCAATGATGCTTGTACCTGCCCACGCTGACGCTGTAACGTCGTAATATTTGATCGTTTCTGGATTTATCGCAAATTCATCTTCCAAAAACGCAGGGCTGACATTGAAGTTAACCACCTGCCAAATTTTGGTTGGTGCTGTAAACTCGTAATGATGAACGGACAAAGCCCCTGTTTTTGGTTGCACGGCGAATGTCACGCGGATTTTGTTAAACCCGGCTGTCGAGTTGTTGCATATCAACCAAAGCCATGCAAAACTATCAGTGCCGATTTGCATATTCTTCGGCTGCGTTGTCAGGAAATACGGCAAAGGTTGTCCTGATGGCAAACCGTCTATACTTTCAAGCAAATAACGGCGAACGCCCGCCAAATCTTCAACAGGATAGGCGGCATTCAACACAATCACATCGTCTGAATTATAGAAGTCGCCCGATACTGGCTGACAGGCATCACGATACACATACCCATAACGCAGGGCAAACTTTCGCGCCGTATTGTTTCCGGTCGGAATAAATGACGTAGCGGTCAATTCTGGTAATTCTGTCCAGACGTGCCGCCGGGCTACATCCATGTAGTTAACCTCAATGATATTTGCAGCGTCGCACGTTGTCGGAACGCTGACCGCCTGATCTTCGGTAATAGGCACAAATACGCCGCTGTCATTTTGGGCCAACAGGCTGCAAACCAACTTGTAACCATCCACCAGTTCGGCGCTTGTCCCGTTTGTTGCTGTTGCGGTAATGCCCACGCTGTTAAGGCTGGTGAACACCATTGCACCCGCGCCAAAGTTGATTTGTTCGCCGCACGTTTTCCATGTTATCGTCACAACAAGTCCGGCGCGTGTGATGGTGGTGTTTTTATAGAAAAAAAGGTTTGACGCAAGCATATTGGCAAAGTATTCAGCCGCCTTTCCACCGATTGCGGCTGTTACAAAATGCGTTGCACTCCAATTTGTTGCAGCGCTGCCTAATGCCTGAAACTCATACCCCCATATCTTGAATGAAGATGATGCAGGCGAAGAAAGCGAAGACGGGAATGTAACCACAACCGTCGCCGCACTACCCGGCGTTGTAAACACGTCTGCTGTATCTGGCTGCAGTTGCCATGTAAGGCAGTCGGTTACTGGTATGTGGTCTGTTGTTTGGGATGATATGATGTTTATCATTTGTTTTTCATGGGGTTTACCAAGCGGACAAAAATGTCCGGCTGGTTAATTTACACACGCCGCAACTTTTGCGCGTCGCTAATTCGCTCATTCAGCCTTGTGCCTTGCTGCATCCCATTGATAACAGCGCCTTCGACAGCAACCGACGTTTGCCCGGCTGTTTCTGCTGCCAATGTGACCGCAAGTTTTTGAATATCCGCATCTGAAAGCCTAACCGTTACGTTAGTTTGTGACGACGGGCCATAACTTCGGCTTAGTGGTATGTTATTCAGTGGCACATAACCGCCGCGCTCAAACAAAGGTACGCCGCCGCGCCTGATGTTTTCCATTGAAAGGCGCTGCTTTGCGCTGGTGTTATTGCGCTTCAAGACGTGCAACTCCTCATCCCCTTCAACCTCTATCCTTGTCCCGTCACTGAAATATCCTTGCACGCCCCTGGCTGCGTGTGATGGCCCCGATATTAACGCAACCTTACCACCTTTCTCGAATTTCTGTTTGCGCATCAAAGCCACTTGTACCAATGTTGCCGCCGCCGCCGCTCCTGCTGCTATTGGATTAGGCAGTGCCTTAATGACGGCTAATGCCCCTGCGATTAACGCCTCTTTGATGGCTACCTGTTTTCTTTTTTCGGCTGCCTGTTTTTCCAGTTCCTCCCGCTTTTTTTCAGATTGCGCCTTAATTTGGTCAATGGCTGCCTGATTCGTTCCGGCGGCTTCAATTTCGGCCTGCGTTTTCTTGTCCAAGGCGGCTATTTGCGCGTCTAACTCGTCGTTAATTTCCTCGCGCCGTATGTCTGACATTTGGCTGTTAACGCCTGAAAGAATATCCGCCCCCGCTTGTACGCCCTGCATGATCCTTTCTTTGCGCGCTTCCTTGTCTTTCTCATCCTGCTCCCGGTTGAAGTCCCATTCTGCGTTTGCGTTTTTGATACGCACATCCTCTAACACCCTTTGAAGTTCGGCAACCTCTTTGTCATCAGGTGGTCTTAATATTGTACGGACTTCCAGCGAAAGCGTATCAGCAACCGCGTTTAACATTCTCTGTGCGTCACCGCTTACGCCGTCTGCTGCAAGTTCACCGTCACCAATCGTTAATGGCGGCGCTGTATCTGATGAAGCGCCCGGCACAAAGCGAGCGTTTGGCGCTTTTCGCAACTGCTTAACCCTGTTTTCAAGTCGTTCAAGTTCCTTTTCTTTCTTCACCAAGTCGCCTAAAATGCGCTCGATCTGGTCAGGCGGTGCGCTTTCAAGTTGCTGTGTTAGGTTGTTTATCTGGTCTTGCAATTCCTTTATACTACCTTTTGCGGCCTTCGCTTCCTCTTTTGTCGCCTTTACCGTTTCTGATGCCGCCGATTTAACGCCGCCGCCCTCCATTCGCGCCTTTGCCTCATCCATACCCTCTCCACCAGAAATAAGCCTAAATGCGTTATCAAGCGTTGTATTTAATTCTTTGTACTCGCTTTGCAACACCTTAACCTCATCACCTTGTTTTTGTAGTTGGTTTGTCGCGTTCTCAATGTTTCGTGCATCGTTTTCATTTGTGACAACCGCCCTGAAACCGCGTGTAAGACCTGGGATTGTTTGGCCTGTCGGATTTTCCCGGTTTTCGCGCTCCGTTGCCCTCGATTGCACGTTTGAAAGTTCGATGGCTGTTTCAACTTGCGCCCGTTGCGCCTTTTCGATCTTCTTTGCAACTTCTGCCAGTTTTTCCTCCGCAACCGACAAGGCTATGCGCTTTTGAAACTCAAAGTTAGCCGCCGCGATGGACTTTGTAAGATCATCAAAAGACGCTTTTTCGGCTGAAATACCTTTAAGAAAATCAGGGTATTCGGCTTTCATCTGATTTATAAGCCGTGTTCTTAATTCTGTATTTTCACCAGCATTCAACACCGCACCTGCCAGCGAATTAAACCGTGTTGCCTCGTCTTGTATCGTTTCGCTGATTGGCTGTTCCAGATATTCGGCAATAGAGTTTGTTAATTCTGCAAACCCTGTTACAATTTCAGTCAATGTGCCGGAAAACTTGCCACCAAATGCAAATGATAGTCGATCTATACTATCACCAGCATTTGAGAGCGCACCGCCTAACGTCTTTGCCTGTGCCGCCATACCACCAGCTACACCCTGCGCCTTTCCAAGCGTTTGAATGAGTTGCAAAATACCCGCGTTTGTTTGCGGCACGGTCACTGACACATCTTTGAACGACGCTACTACCTTACCGTTTGCAACCTGTGATTTTACGCCTAATTCTTCAAGTCGCCGGGTTTGCCCAACACCAACATCTACAACCGCCTCGACTACCTGCTGAATGCTACGACCTTGTGCGGCTGCGAAGTCGCCCAAATCGCGCAACACGTCATTTGTTGGCGTTATGCCGATGGACTGAAAGCGGATAAACGCCTGCGTTAGTTCATCTACCTGAAATGGCGTTTCTGCTGCAAACTGCCTGATCTGCCCAAACACTTCCAAAGCCTTAACCCGGTCACCATTGAAGTTTTGGGTTAGTACTGTAATAAGGCGCTCAAACTCCTTTGTAGTGTTGGCAATGCTTCCGGCTGTTAGTCCACCAAGCAAGCCAACAGCGCCACCGCGCAACAGGCCAAAAACGCTACCAAATGCGCTTTTATAATTACCCACATTGCCCGTAAACCTCCCGATACTTTGCTCAATGCCGTCTATTTCACCTTTTACGCTTTTGGCGCTGCTGATAAGCGATTTTCCAAAAGAACTTTTGCGCTCTTCGGCTGACAGGTTGGCTATCTGCTGGCTCAAACGCGAATATTCCAAGCGCATCCCGGCTAAACTGTCCTTTGGAACTTTCAAGGCGGCAAATTCCTTATTCAGCGTCTTTTGTTGCGCTGTAAGGTCTTTGACGGCATTTTTAGCGTTTGCAAGTTCGCCGGACAAACGCTTATAGTCGTCTGTCCCTTCTTTCGTTTTCCGAAATTCAGCGTTTAGGCGGCGTACGCTGTCGCGTGCCTGTTCAAGTGCCGCGTCTAACGACTGGCTTTTTACCTTTATTTCGAGTATTGCTACCTGTTCCATTTGTTTTTTGGGGGCTTTTAGTTGGTTTTCGCCCGTGCTATATCTCAATAATTATCGGCTCAATTTCCTTTCCAAACATTTCGGCTATTTCAATCCGCACCGTTTCACTTGCGCCGATTGCTAATATTTCGGCTGCTTCATTCATGGACTTTGTAACCGCATCGGTAACAAAACCCGTTCTTTTGCCGTCGCTCGAAAACATTGCACTGGCTTTGGTTGGCATCCCTTCCTTTTGGTGTTTGGCCCGTGTTGCCCACGCTATGCTTGTCGCCTCTTTTTCGGCAAATCCGCGCTTTCGGAAATAATCAATCATTACCCTGATCGGGTAACGGACTTTATTTGCAGCAACTCCAAAATTTAGGTAGATGGCGTATTTCGGGGCTGTGATCGTCACCGTGTAACCGTCGCTAACCTCTGTTACCTTATAGTCAATGCGGCTTTGAAGCGACCCGGTTAACCTGTGCCCCTGCCTGATTGAAGCCTCGACTAAATTACCCTGCGTTAGTTCGGCTATTTGTTTTACGGCATCTAACAGCATTCTGCATCATTGAAAACGTGAACACCGCCCGACACGTCAGGTAAAGTGAAGTTCTTACAACTGCCTAAATCAACCGTGAAGCGCACCGACGCGCCGTATAGGTTTTGTTGTGCGAAATAAACCGATGGAATGGTTGAAATGACATTGCCCTGCTGCTGCCTGAATATTGCGCCCCAATCGTTTGAAGCCTCAATGCCTGATTGGAAGAAAACGGCACGGTGAAATAGTCCGGTTACGGGCTTGCCGTTGATCTGGATTGTGCCGGATTGCAGCGCACCGATGTAACCCATTAAGTAACTAAGTAAGTCCTGTGCATTCTGTTCAACTTGTATTTCAGAACGCCCGGCGCATCCCTTACAACCGCCGGGACAATCGCTTTGCATCACATCCATTACCGACAACTCAAATACTACACTGACATTTGGCCTATCGCCAAACAAACCATTACCGCGCCTTTCAATTTCTGAAAGAAACACCGCCGGGTATTGCCTGTTGTCCTGCGCTTGCCTGTAATTGCGAAACCATGCCAAACCGCGTTTTATATCTTTTTCGGACGCGCCGAAATTATCCATGCCGACTTCGGTGGCGTTCGGTAACGATATATACCTGAATGACTGTAACTGGTCGCAAGGCTGTTTGCCCTTTGGATGATGGGCCGTTGCGTTTAGGATGGCGTTAATTATGTGGTCTGGCTTGATTGTCATGGGGTTTTGGGTTAATTCATCGCGTTTTCAAGCGAAAAGTAATACATCACTTCAAATATTGATGTTTGCAAAACTGAATGCAATGGACTTAGATAAGGCAAATTAAACGCCCCTGATTTAACCGCTTTTGTCACTATCCATTGGCCGCCGATGCGATTTCCAATGATACGCCCGTGCCTTTCTGCGTTGGCTTTCCTTTTTGCGATTTCTGATGCGTCAGTGCCATAATGGTCGAAATGGTCAGGCGCATTAAAATACCAGTGAAGTCGGTAATTTTTCCGTAGCGATTCGGTCGTGCGTTCAAAAAAAAAGCAGCATCCATCGCCGTCTTTGCTTTCACGTCCTGAAAATGCGCTTTGCGCTGTGCTAAAAACTGGTCGCGTTCGGCTGCATCAAGTGGCAATATTTCGCCGGGCTTCCTTAGCAACACGGCCAATAT